GTACATCTACAATTTGACCGTAAGCTGCAAGAACTTTTGTCTTAGTTACTTTTACAAACACTCTAGACTTTTCTGTAGATGTAAACTGTACGTCTGATCCGTACACACCACGATAGTTTTGATAGGCTCTAATCCATCGTAACTCGTCAGTGTATCTAGCTTTTTCAGCCTTGTAGAATTTACCTTCGACAAGACCTACTACTGTTCCTACCTTTTCATCTCTACTACTATCAGCGTCTTCTTTATCTTCTACAAAAGAGGATTCCTCTTCGTCCATGTAAAGTTCGTCTGATTCAAAGATATCATCTTCTTCCATTAGTTAATCCTTAATATCCAAATGTGGGATCTGATGCTTGAAACCCTGTTCGTTGAGAGTCTGGGTTGTAATCAAATAAGTTGCTTCTGGGTCTAGTCATCACACCGTATCGCAAAGCATCATACAGGTGGTCTTCTGAGTTGGTGTCCACATCTTCAGGGTTCTTTTTATCTAAAGGTATGGACGGTAGTTGAGAGATAAGATTTGTGCAGTTATTAAATATAACAAGCCTGGGTTCCTCTGTAAACTCATCTACTTGTAATCTTCTGTGTAGCTCGTTTTTACCTGCTACACGAGAGCCTCTTGATCTATCTGCAGGACGCCATCTACATCCTTTCATGATCATCTGCTCTGCTAGGCTAGGACCAGTGTCACCTCTTTTATGCCAGAGTGAAGAGTCTAAAACACCGTACCTTATTTTTTCCCCTTCTTCCAATTCCAGGATCATGTCAGCCAAGTCAGTCGCTATAACCTTAGAAACGTACAACTCCCTGTAGACAATTAGCTGTTCAGACCCTGGAACTATCGCTATCCATACAACGCCTGTGTAAGATCCGTATCCGTAGTCACAGGCTCTAAAACGAGTCCAGTTAGAGGGAATATCGTAGGGGTCAACTACGTGTATCTTCCTGTTGAACTCTGGGAATGCCGAACCCTCGTTTATATCCCAGTCACCTTCTAGTAGTTGTCTTCTCTGGTGTTCAGGAAGAGATAGAAGGTTTGCTTCGTACATCCCATCCTCAGATAAGTAGGGATTATCAAACAGGGTTGCAGGTATAAACTTTCTTCTAAATAAAGGTTCACCCTCTCTTGAGTGACCTTTAGGCCATTGAATTATATCACCGTTTTCGTCAGTTGCCCAGAAAGCTTTTCCTGGAGGACTGGGTTCTATAAAGTGTTTTCGTACCCACTGATGTCCTGGCCCTCCAGGGTTGCTAGTCGCTCTCATATAGAGTGGCAATCCACTTGCTTTTGTAGCACGTAACCTTGATCTCATGTAAGACCAAGCGTAACTGGAGGGCCATTGGGTTAACTCATCAAAGCCTATCCAGTTAAAGGCTTGACCCTGATACCTCATAACGTCATCATCACGATCAAGGTATGACATCCAAAGTGTTGCACCGTTAGGTGCTACCCAAGTCTTATCTCTTTCCATGAACTTTATTCCTGGAACAGCCTTTGGGTAAAGCTGTTTACTTACAGATATAAGTTCTCGTAACTCTTCTGTACTCCTACGAACAAGTAACATTCGTGAATGTGGATTCGTAAAATATCTAACTGGATCAGCCACCATCGAATACGACTTACCACCACCTGCTGCTCCTCCGTATAGTACCTCTTGTTCTGTTGAAGCTAGGAACTTAGTTTGTGGACCTGGGTTAGGTTCAAATATAACCTCTGGTTTGTCCACAGAAAGGGCATCGTTCTCCAGGTTCGAGAGAGAGGTAGTCTTCGTCTTCGTTAAGATCTCTGGTGTTTCTACCACCAATTCTTTTTTCTTCGATCTTCTGGCTCTTCCTTGCCGCTTCTTTATATTTTTTGGCATACTGCTTATAGTTCGAGGAAGCTCTACGCCTTTTTTCTTCCATTCTGACACGTTTGTATAACCCTACATGTGATATTTCTCTACCAGATTCTTTAGATAACCAAGCTGCTACTTTCCTAGTGCTGTACTCTTGAAGAAATAGTTTAGCTTTTTCTAGTAATTCTAATTCTTCAGGGATCGGTAGCAGTAAGTCTGGATCTGTTTCATCTTGTTTGTAACCAAAGGGTACGTGTCTTCCTACTCTTACGACAGGATACCACTCTCCTAGTTCCCCTTGTAGTGGTATCTGCCAGTCAACTTTGGTTGGGTGGTCTGCTGTTGTAGCTCTTTTACTCATTATCTTTCGCAGGTAAAATAAATAAAGGTTCTGATGTCTTTACTTCTACCTTGTCTGTTTTAGTAAATCCTGCACGATCTAATATATCTTTAGCTGCTAACATCTTTTCTTTTACACCCAGATCAGTAGGATCTTTCATAACAGAAAACATTGTGTAAGCTGCTTTGGTTGAAGACTGTGCTATAAACTTTTTTGTAACGTCTGCTATCTCATCTGTCAGACTGTTGACAACAGAAGTAGAGGCTACACTGTCAGCGTACCCTGCTAGTTTCTTAGCCTGTACAGGATCTCCTTGTGCTTCTTCAAACAGCACGTCTAAGAACTTCTGTTGTTTTTCTGTTAAGTTTCTTGCCATTATGCCACCATGTAAATTATAAAACTTAGAGTACCTACGCCTGTTAAAAGAATAACACCTGATATACTCCAGGTAATTATTGCTTCAATCATTTCAGCTTTACGGTACTCTTGCTCTTTTTTTTGTTTGCGTATTCTGCCCTCAGTCGCCACTAGTTCATCCCAAACGGATGGTCCATACGTAAAACTAATCCAGTCTTTTAGCTCCTGACGCATGGCTTCTGCTTTCTTTTTAGCTGTAAATATTTCTAGAGCTTCTGCTTCAACAGAACCTCCCATAGCTTTCCACCAAGGGGGGTTCTTATTTTTTTGTTCTAAGTAGGCTAGATCGCTCATGCTACTAGCCCACTGATTTAGTTGACCACCCATCTCCTGAAGATCTTTTCCGAACTGGAAACCTTTCTTCAGAGCATTGAACGCTACGGTAGCTCCACCGATGATTGTAACTGGGTCCACGAGCCTCCTCCCAAAGTACTCCTATGATCAATAAAAAAACTAAGTGTTTCTTTCAGAGTGGTCTGCCTGTAAGTATGGCTCTCTCTATATCAAATCTACCAATTCCTAGATCTCGTAATTCTCTTTCGGTCATCTGCTCAAGTTGTATACGTGCAACTTTACGTCTAGCTGACTCTGCTCTTGCTTCTACTAATCTTTTGAATATTTTTTTAAACATTATCTATCCTCTATTTGTGTTAGCCCTAACTGGGTGAGGATAGTTATATTCAAGTAGTTATATCATAGTAGTGATAAATATGCAACTCCGTTATGACTTACCTGTTGCCTTCTTGATTACTTTAGTTGTCCAAGCTTCGTTCTCTGGAGTATCAGGATCGTCAGCTATGTAGTGACCCTTTTCGTTACGAGCACGAACCATCTCTACTTCTTCTACTTCAGCATCTTTAACAAAGTCTAAAATAGTAAAGATAGAAACAGAGTCATCTTTAGTTGCCCAGTCACCGTTAACTTTCTGGGCAATCACCTTGTTTTTATCTGATAAAACTTTATCACCTTTTAACTTCATCTTCTAGCTTTCCTTTTAGCCATACCACCTCTAGATTTACCAGAAAAACTCATAGGTTTTCCGTTTTTGTTTGTTGTAGTTTTTTTCTTTTTTGCAGCATCTTTAAATTTCATAGGGTTTCTTCCCTTTTTAATTGCATCTGCAACTTCAGATTTTGTCATAGAACCAACAAGAACTTCAACCTTTATACTGCCTGAACCTGGACGCACTTTAGGCTTAATAGGTTTAATTGGTTTCTTTAGATCTTCTGCATATACAGCAGCCATCACTTTACCATCTTTATTTGTGTAATAAAGTGATCCTGCTTTCTTGGCTGCAGCAATACTTTTGTATTTACCTGCATTCTTTTTGGCTTCTTTAACAGATAAACCTTTTTCTTTTAGTTTACTGTTTAAGTATTTTTGCAGTGTTACAGCCATTGTTACTTACCCCTTCTAGACATACCACCGTAGAACATTCCTGTCTTACGCATGTCATTCATCTTACCGCCTTTAGCGTAACCTTTTTTCTTAGGCATACCACCTTTTCTTAGATTCACGCCTCTGCCTTTTAATATATCTGCTTGGGTAACTTTACCGTCACCTGTTAAATCTGGAAATTTTTTAGCCATACCGCCCTCATTTGCTCTAAATTTTCTTGTTTTATCTGCAATACTTTTAGGTTGCTTTACGAATTGTTTACCTTTTGCTTTGCCTTTTCGTTTAGCTTTTGTAGTTGCTGCATACTCAGCAGAAGACAAAGACTTTATAGCAGCTTCAGGCAAGTATCTTTCCCCAGTTTTAGCACTAGGCTTTCCACTCTTTGTGCGCCACTTTTGTTTTGTCCAGTCTTTTAAACTTTTCTGAGGGGCTTTCATTATCTGTAGCCCCCACCCTTGGCTTTGTATTGTTTTGCCAACATCTGTGCTTTTCTCGCAGACCATTGTCCAGGTGAACCACCTTTTCCACCTGCTTTGATCCTGTTGAATAGGTTTTTACGCATAGTTGGTTTAGTGTAATTACCTGCTTTGTTGACTGTACTACCACCTTTTGACATCCCAACTGCTTTTTTTAAAGTCTTTGCTTGACCTGCGTGTGTTTTCGAGGCTTTGCTTAAACCTTTGATTACTTTCTTTACTTTATTTCTGTTCTGTTTTGATAAAGGATGACCCATATTACTACCTCTATATTAGAAAACAACCCCACCAGTTTTAGCAGGGTTGTTACTTTTTATGAAAGTACTACTTTAACTGTTACGTTATCACTGGTTGCTGCTAAGATATTCATTATAACAGTGTCACCAATAGCGTCAGGTATCGCAAGAGTGTAGTTACCTGCTTCTAATTCTAGATCGTTATCACCACAGTTTGCTTCTGCAGTACCAAAGTTAATTAGAAACTCTTGGTCAGCGTGAAGGTGTACAACTTTAAAACCAGTGCAGGTAAAGTGTTTTGTATTAGCTGCTGTATTATCTACGGTTTGTTTTGTTTGTACACTCCATTGTAACGTATTAGGTTGGAATGTGCCTACGGAAGTTGACATTTATCATCCCCCCTTTAATGTACTGAGTAT